CCCCCACCCCCCACGAGGGACCCACCCACTGTATATAGTATGGTATCCTTACTCTCCTACTAGTTTAATTATATAATATCCTTGCTCTCGTAATATATTAATATATTACTGGTCAGGATCTAATAAGAGTTATATTAGAAGCATAATAAGAGTCCCACATATGTTCCATTCTTATAGCTATAGTACTACCAGTAATACCATAATATTGCCGCTGATGGTCCCTATAGGGGCCCTATAGGGCACTATTCTACTATATATAGTGGAGGGGTTGACTTTACCCAGTGATTTATGGTATAATAGGCATTACAATAGGAGGTATATGTCTTGCGGCTGAAAAAATTAACTCCAGAAGACCGAAAAGAACTGGCAGACCTCTTTGCCAGAAACTATTCTGTGGCGGAAGCACACAGAATTTTTTATGCCCAACGGGATTACATCCCAGACGAGGAACGATATCCCTACCAATCTTTCCTAGCTTACAGAAATAGTCCCCAAGGCAAACAAGATACCAAAGACTCACGAACAGACTTACAAAAGAATGCTCCTACCAGTCCCTACGTACACAGGGGAGAGAGATTATCAGTACTAAACGAGACTCTGGGCTACCTACTAGGCCAGATTAGACTTTTCAGCCAAGATACCAAGAAACTCATCCCCCTCTCCAGCGAAACCCGACAAGTAATCCGAGAAATCAGAGAAGAAGCTGTTCCATATGATACGGAAGGCGTAGGAATCCGCTCACCTTGGGAGGATTTTGCTAAGCAACTAGCTAATCTCACTCCGGAGATGCAGGACTTCATAGCCACCACACCCAAAGGAGATCCTAACTAGTGCCAACTAAGAAAACTACTTCGGATAAAGTCTTTGGGCTAAAAGAAAAAAGAAAATATAGCTATAAAAAAGCAAAAGCCAAGAATAAAAACCCCAGAAAAGGAACCCCCGGCAACCCCCTAAGAACGGCAGGGCCTATCCAGAAAGGACCTAAGTATTAATGCCATTTCAATTTAATCCGGGAAGACCCGGCCCCTCTGGACCACCCTTTCCCGGTCCTGATCGTGAACGTTTCGGAGCGCCTAAGTCCGTAACTCCTCCTCACCCAGACAGATTGCCACTCGGGTTTCCTCCGCCGCAATCACAGCAGACTCCCCCCGCAGGACCTCCCCGTAGGGAAGCAGGCGGAGTACCCACACCACCCCAAAGGGGTCCAATAGCACCACCACAAGCAAACCCACTAGGACTACAGCCAGCCCAGCAAACAGATATGCGTGGGTTTATCATGCAACTACTTCTGAGTTTGTTTGGTGGAAGGTAAGGAAGCATTTAAGAAGCTTCTCTTCTCCAAGCTTGTAGTAGAACTCAGGCCGGGGAACGAAGTAACTTACCTAGACGGATGTAGCAAGCATCCGGGGCAAGCACTCATCCACTTTGGCGAGTGGATGTATTTTGTTGCTATGTGGGGGCGTAGAACTGGTAAAACTATCGCCGCCGCAGCCGAAGTAGTATATACACTAGCTCTCCCAGCCACACGAATTTGGATTGTAGCTCCAACATACGAACTCACAGACAGAGTTTTTGAATATGTTTATAAGTGGGTGGTGTTACACGATGTCTTTAAGCATTTCCACGGTCCGGGGTCTATTGTCAAAGCCTCGAACACCCGTGAGTCTCGTTATATCGAGACTAAGTGGGGTTCGTTTGTCAAAGGTAAGTCGGCAGAATCCCCCAACTCCCTTATTGGTGAGCAACTGGATCTTATTGTCATGGATGAGGCCGCACGTATCCCACAGGGGATCTTCACAGAATTACTAGAGCCTTGTACCTTGGACCGAAAGGGACGCATCCTTTTCATCTCCACACCCAGAGGTAAGAATTGGTTTTGGGAATATTTTGAGAGACGGAGATATGCAGAAACTAAGAACAAGGGATGGGCAGGCAGCCAATTCAAAACGGCGGATAATCCTTTCATCGACAGAGAATGGCTTGACAGCAAAAGAAGTCAGACACCTCCAGATCATTTCCGACGAGAGTATGAGGCTAGCCCAGAGCATTTCGCAGGACTTATCTGGCCTATGTTTAGGAACAGAGGACGTGGGCAAGGTGGACATCTCTTCAATCCGAGAGAAACTGAACTCCCTAGAGGCACTACCTACAGAGCAATTGACGTAGGTTGGAGACATCCCACTTACTGTCTCTGGGGTAAGGTAGACCAAAAGGATAGCATGTGGCTCTTTCGGGAGTACAAGGGAGAACCCAGCGTTGTCCATTCAGAACATGCGAGAAATATTGTTTCCATGTCTGGGGGAATGACAATCTACGACACATGGATTTCCCCAGATGCAAAACGAAAGCATCCTCTTGGTGATCGCCAAGAAGATATGGTTTCGGCTTATGACATTTATATAGATCATGGGGTGGACTGTAGATCCGCCGTTGACGATGTTAACGCGGGGATTTCAGTGGTCGGGCAATACCTCCAGTCTACGCTTAACGCAAGCAGCCCCCACCCCAGTCTTTATATATCCGAGGACCTAATACACTTACGCAAGGCCCTTGAGAATTACGTATATCAAGAACCAGTAAACCTACGGGAAGTAGATGCCCCCGAGCGTCCGAAGAAGTACAAAGACGACGAAGCAGACGCTCTCAGATACCTCTTGGCTACCTCACCACAATTCGACAGGTTGAGTCTGGCAGGAGAATATGATCGCTACGGCTATTGGGTTCCTAAAGAAGAAGAAGAACGTACACATAGTGAGCACCGCACACCGGGCGCTCCTAGAGTTCCGGGGTTTGTCTAATGCCAGATTATAACGATCCGAATAAAAAAGCTGCTCCCCACGAAGAATCCAAGCGGGTATTTGAAAATTTTCGCCGTGCGGAAGACGTGTTGGTGGGGAAGAAGAGGGATCAGTGGAAGGAGCACTATAAGCTCTACAGATCGGTGATGGAGATTGCCGACAATGATCTAGCTTCCCAGCTAGTCATACCTCTGGCCTTTACTACGGTAGAAGATATCTTACCTAGGCTTGTAGCGAATAGACCCAGAATCGAGGTACACCCCAGAGAGGACGCGGACAACACTCGTGCTGCTAAGCACCGTGCCCTGCTATTCTATCTTTGGGACATGATACCGATGGTCTTTAAACTCGTCGAATTTGTTAAGTCAGCAGAGATTTATGGTACCGCCATCTTCAAGGTGATATACCGCCAAAAAGAAGAAACGCGGGTTAATCGGGTTATGGCTGATGTTAACAAATATAGGCTAGGACTTAAAGTAGGTACCTCCAGAGAGATTCAGTTCAAGTCTGAACCTACTATGGTTTACAACGATGTCCATGTTGATCTGTGCGAAATTGATGAGGTCTATCCAGACCCGGATGGGCAGGATATTGATTCCTGTGCTTGGATCATTCACAGGACTGTAACTAACCTACACGACCTAAAAGCTGCAAAGAAGGATGGGAAGCCTCTTTACAAAGAGAGCGTTATTGCTCAACTTGAGAAACTTGTGGCTGCCGGGAACATAGTGTCAGAAGAGGGGGATAAGCGGTTACGGGACGAGATTGAGGAATTCTTCAACCAGAAGTCTGCGGATAAGGGAGACGTGCTTAAGCGTCAAATGCATATCCTAGAACAATGGGAAGATACCAAGGTCACTGTTGTTGTACAGGAATTCCCACAAGTACCGCCAATACGTCATGAATTTAACGAAGTTGGGCAGAAGCCATTTGTCAAGTTCACGCCTATCCCAGACCCCAATAAGTTCTACGGTATCGCTATACCCGAGCTTATGCACAGCATGCAGCTTGAATTATCCTTGCTTCACTCCGCAAACCTTGACAACCTTCTATACTCTGTGCATCAGATGTGGAAGGTCCTTAGAACCTCTGGGATCAATTCCAGAAATCTCAGATTTCGTCCGGGAGGCGTGGTACCAGTAAAGAACATGGGGGATATCGAACCCCTTGACAGAAGTTACACAGATATTAATCTACACAGAACTTCGGATGATATAAGAAGATGGGTACAAAAAGTAGGAGTCACGGACACATTCTCTGGGGTCGCAAGCGATCTGACTGGGAGGACCGCCACGGAAGCGTCTTTGCTTGCGGAGGCTTCGGGCTCCCGGGCTGGGCTAATGTTTCAGGTATTGACTGCCCAAGCTATGCAGCCATTGGGGAAGCTTATGGTACGCCTCAACGAACTGTATCTCCCAGACGAAAGAAGTCTTAGAATTATCGGGGACGACTTTCAGGACTTGCAGTTTGAGAAGATTTCCCCAGAAGACCTAATCACCGGATCAGGGCAGGACTTGGACATCGTGTTCGACGTTGCCCAGACGGAGCCGGTCACGCGCCAGTTCAAGCTGATGCGGGCCAAGGACATGCTCCAGTCGTTCGGGGCCATCGGCCTACCGCCGAACCACCCCGTCGTCGAGTACATCTTGTCCGAGCTACTCAGGGCCTACGGCAAGGACCGGCCTGAGATGCTCCTGAAGGCCCCGGAGACGCGGGCCATAGCCGACCAAGCCGCCGCTGCCCAAGGCCCCGCAGGGGACGAGGTAGGCTCACTAGCCGAGCAGTTGGCGGTAGACCAAGGACCACAGGTATAGACTATGAGAGATAGAACCAATTCAGAGCTAGAGGCAATTACCCATATTAAAGATAATCATGGGGGTAAGAGCCTTATCACATGGCTGGAAGATCTACTCGCAGATGAAGTAGAAGCCGCGCTCACTGTTGATCCAAATAATGTTGGGCTGCATGGTAGAACACAAGGATCTGCTATGTTGGCTCAGGAACTTCTGCATTTGTTAAATGCAGATTACGTGGAGGAAGAATCAGAAAATGTCAACGCTTAGTTCAGAGGAAACCCGCAGCGGACTTCTTAAAGAGTTTGGGGTTACTAACCCTAGATCGTATGAGGACGACGTTACAGAGGAAGTACAAGAACAGTCAGAAGCGGAAGAAGTTGTAGAAACAGCTTCAGAAGAGACGGCTGAGGAGAAGGCTTCAGAGCCATCCCCACTGGACCTTTACACAGAGGAGAAACTTAAAGAAGTTACTCCTGTAGAGGAGCAGTCGGAGATGGATAAGCTTCGCCAGCAGAACTATGAGCTTAACCAAAGGCTTATAGAATCTACAAAGAAAGCAGAGCAAGAGATTGCCACAGTACAGGAAGAATCGGCCTTGGAAGAGGTTGATTGGACTTCCCCAGATATCGTAAAGGTATTTGCAGAGGAACTAGATATGGATGAGGAGGAGGCGAAGAAGTTCGCTAAGATCTCGGGCAATCTAGCCGAAGTGGTTACACAGGGAACTGTAGGCAAGAAGGTGGAGTCTATTGAAAAAAGCCTTCGAGCAGAAGAAGTACAACGAAGACAAGATGCGGCTTATCAGCAATCTTGGGACAATTTACAGAACGGTCTAGCCGATGCAAAAGAGATGGGCGGGTTGGAAGATGAGATCGTAACGCAGTTTGTGGAGCACAAATCAAACTCTGCGTTCGGACGAGAACTTCAAAAAGATCCCAGCATTCTATCATCTAGAGGAGCTATTGTCAAAACTGTTCTTGCGATTGCGAGAGACGTTGGAAGGGACGCGGGCAGTGCTCCCGTTACTACTCCCAACAAAACTGTAACTGGAAGCCGAGAAGAAGTAACAGGTGCTTTAACCAAAGCCAATGTTGGTGAGGTTAAAGAAAATTCAAATAAAAAATCTCCGGATGAAACTCTTAGAGAACAGATTATGTCTGCTGGCTTTGGTGCCAGAGCTAAGTTGCCGGGGATTCTAGGTTAAAAATGAGGTAACTTATGCCTAATATTATTTCAGGTCAAAGGCCGGCTGCTCATGAAACTGCTTCATCTGCGATTACGTCTAGTAGACGCGTCGTTGAGATGCATTCGGATATCATGCTATATGATCCCGAAGCAGCCCCTTTGTCACTTCTCGCGGCTGCGGCAAACAAGCAGTCCGTGGGGAATCCAAAGTACGACGTTCTAGAAGATGAGCTAATTCCACACATTGATACCGTTGACGGTGCCCATGCGGGCACTACCACGGTGACTATTGATGTGGACAATGGTGCTTATCATCCGGACAATTCACTAATTAAGGTACCCCGCACGGGCGAGGTAATGCTGAAGTCGAGCAACTCTGCTGACACTCTTACTGTCGTACGTGCGTACGGTGGTACTGCTGGTGCGGCATTGCTGGACGGAGAGCAAATTATTAACATGGGCGGAGCCGCGCAGGAAGGTGCTGCTTCAGAGGCGTCGAGGTCCACACAGGCTACGGTTGGGTATAACTATACTCAGATTTTCCGTTGGCCCTTTGATGTGACCAACACTCTGATGGCATCTAATTTGTATGGTGGCCCGGATCTTCCTTATCAGCAGAAGAAGGCTGGAATCGAGTACGCTAAGCGTCTTGACCTTTCTGGTTTTGTTGGTGAGAGAAGTGTTAATGAGGCTGGTGGTCTTATCATGGCGGGTGTTGCAAGACGCTCTACTGGTGGATTGCTTGAATTCATTTCCACTAATTCAGAGGATCTTGGTGGCGGATTTAGTCTCAACACCTTTATGGAGTTGTCAGAAACCTATTTCCGTTACGGCTCAAAGAGTAAGGTTATGTTTGCTAGTCGAGGACTAGTGACCAACATCTCTCTGGAAGCAGTTCAGTTTATTCAGACTGAGCGAAGCGACGAGACGATGGGCCTTAGTATCGGTAATCTTGAAACCCCGCACGGACGGCTTAAGGTAATTGCACACGACTTGCTTGAGGGCAACGAGTATGGTGGTTACGGCTTTGTTGTGGATCTTGATTATTTCGGTATGAGATTTCTTAAGGGACGCGATACCAAACTTCACACGAACATTCAGGCTAACGATGTAGATGGTCGTAAGGATGAGTTTCTTGGTGAAATTGGTTGGTGGAGATCTCTTGAAAAAACTCACGGGCTTTTCACAAACGGTAACTAAGGAGTAAGAATGAAATTTATCTCTAGGGAAAAGTCTCCGGGCTTTATCATAAAACATGGTGCTCGGAAGTTGGTAGAAACCACTAAGGGAGTTATTCCAATAGTAGTAAAAGCTGCTAGGATTAAATTCCAGCCTTTGGGCTCACCCTTTAAAACTTCGGCCTTGCCGATTAAAAGTTATAAAGATTACGCTAGTGGTGTTCTCAATTCTTTCGAGGCCGCCAACAAACTTCGCGCTGCGGGCCATACGTGGACCAAGGAAGACGAAGAGGGTAATGAGGTCGATGTGACAGAAAAGGAAGTTATCAGCTTTCTTTTTAATCACGCCAAATATGGAGAAGACTTTGTTGCAATTGGCAGTGATGGTCAAGAGATTGTAGACACAATTATTGTGCCCGAAGGGGATGGGGGGTTTTATTGTCGGCTATGTGAGCAGCATTTTGAGAATGCTCAGGGCAAGGACGGCCATGCGACCTCCAGTAACAAACATAAAAAAAATATTGAATTAGCTAACTCAGCTTTAGTTAGTTCTCTCGCCTAATTAGGCTGTTCTATTAAGGAGAACACTATGAGTAAATATCCAAGCGTTGGTTGGAAAATCAAGAATGCCGCAGGAGCGGTTCTTGAAGATAACCAATTCGATTCGTCAGCCACTACATATAGTCAGTGGTATTCACTAGACGATGCTAAGTATGTTGGTATCGCTTTAGATTGTGGTACTGTTACTGGCACTACTCCCATTTGTACTGTGTCTTTCGAGACTAGGTTCGGGGGTAATGCGGTCACATATATTTTGCCGGACGGGGCAAACTCTGTGACAGGTGCCGCACCTACCGCAACTTTCTCGACCACAACCAACTCTTATATTGAGTACTGGGAAAACCCTCTCCCCTCTTCGGGGCAGAAAGGCCAGTTCAGAATCAAGTTTGTTGTTTCTGGAACTTCCCCAGTATTTCCGTGGGATCAGGCAATTCTGTGGAAAGTTAGTAGGTAAATAAGCTTTATGGATAAGGATGTTTCGTTGAGAGTCGGTATTGCAATGCATTCCAGCGTGTCTGGTTATACGTTGCGATCTCTTTTAGAAATCGCTCGAACAGTCCCTAAACTTGGAGTTGACATGGAGGCGGGGTCGTTTACGGCCCCGGCTCGGTGTCGTATTGCAGGGAGAGCAGTTGAATTTGAAGATGACTATTTGTTGTTTGTAGATTCGGATATGTCTCTTCCTACAGACGCTCTTGAAAAATTATATTTGGGAATTAAAGATAACCCAGAGATGGGGGCCATTTCTGGTCACTATGTAAAAAGAGATGGTTCAGGAGTATCTATTGCTAATTGGATGACAAAAGAAAAAAGATGGATGGAACAAAAGCAACAAGATAAAAAAGTCTTTAAATATATGAAGAAGAAAACCATTGCTCCAGTAGATGTGTTTGGAGCGGGGTGTTTATTGATAGACGTTAAAGCTTTAAAGAAGGTAGAATTTCCCCCCTTCAATACTGCATTTATTATGAACCCTGATACAAAGGTAGCAGAATTTGCTACAGAAGACCACTACTTTTTACAGAGACTTCAGCAAGCTGGGTATAAGCCTTGTGTTCATTTTGGGGTTCTTGCAGGGCATCAGGGAGAAATCTTATTTTGGCCCAAAGCGGAGTAAATTATGATTTTATCTAGTGCTACTGCAACGGATCTAACTTTAACCTCGTTCACTAGAACGTTGTTAGGAGATCCTGTTGGTTCGCCTTTGCCCCAATTCGCAGATGCGGATATTACGAATTCCCTTAATATTTCTTATATTGAGGGGTATAAGATTGCACGTAGGCTGGATGCTGGTTGGGGGCACAAGACAGCTTATGAGGACAGTGTGGCCGATCAGATCCTATACGATCTACCAGCAGATTTAGACGGTAGGATTATTGATGTAGCACTTGAAACTAATGGAAAAGACTTTGATACTGATTCGGCGGCTGTGTGGACATACCTTACTCCTAAAGAGAGTAACGTGGCTCTCAAGGGATATCGTATGCAGCAATTTGTTCTCCCTCAGTACGTATTTAAGCAGGGGACTAAGTACGGGATTGTTGCTCCCCCAGCTAATTCGGGCACCAATTCAATTCATTTACTTTACGAGGGGGAACTAGATGTTACTCCTAGTACTGGGGATCTTTTAGAAAGTGCTGCTGATGAACCGAGCTTTATCCCTGAATCAGATCATCCACTTTTGTGCTACTTGGCTGCGATCACGCTACGACTTTCTAAGTCCCTTCCTGTGGAAGATATCAGGACTGAAGCAGCAAGGAAGTACCCTCTCTTTATTGAGCAAGCTCAAGAAACTTTCCTCGATCTGGACGCGCAAATACCCTGCGCCGGTAAGGAACGTTATACTATCTTTGCTAATAAAACTGGGTTCTTGGTTAGGCGATAAATTTATGAGTATGCCAGTACAAAAGCAGGTATTTGATCTTTCTAAAGCAAAGATTAATATAAAATCATCTTTTTCAAAGTCCATTAATCCTGAGATAAAATCTATTTTGGGGTGTAGTATAGATACCTTTCCCGGAGGAGGAATTAAACATTCTCCTTATGGACAAACCTTTACTATGGGAACTTCTAAGGATATGTTTACTGGATATTCTAATGCCCAATTAGGGGTTGTATTTGATTTAATTATATCAGATGTAGAAGGGACTGCAAAATTAATTTTAGCTACTTCAACAGGTATTTTTACTAAAACAGATGCAGCAGAGGCCAACCCAAAAACTTGGGCAGGAGCTGTTTCTGAAGCTACAATAATTGAATTTAAAGATAAAGTTATTATTTTTCCTTACAGCGATAATGCTAATGATGTAGCTATTTATTCTGATGCTTCTGTTGTAGGCATAGGCAGACCAGCGGATTCTCTAATTTCTTTTGGTCCTTCAGAAGCTACGGGGGCAACAGAGGATGATGAACCAGACGGGGCTTTAATAGACGATTTGGTTCGCGGTCCAGTTAAATATTTTATTTCTTACATAACCTCTGCTGGAGCAGAAGGAGCACTGTCTCCGGCTTCTACTGTATACGATGCTAAGGAAGGGGATTCAGTAAGAGTTATTGTAAATACTACTGGACTAGATACTTCAACTCAACTCCAACTATACAGAACCTATGCGGGCAGACATCAGCCATATGCTATCCCACAAGGAAGATTGCCGATAACGGATTCTGCAACGGACGATAATTTTTTAGATCAGGTTCCAGATCATAGGTTGGGGGAATTACCTTTATGGCACGGAGATCCTCCGCCCAAATATGTAGTAGATGCCATCCCCTTTGCTGGGAGAATCCTTGCTTTAGCAGAAGATAACCAAGCTTCTCCTGATGGCACAACAAGTGAGCTGTTTATTTCTGATCCGGATAATGAAGGTTCTTGGTGGACAACCGCAGACGGCAATAGAATTTCTGTAGGGAATGATAGTGGAGATATAGGGACTGCACTTATCCCTTGGGGTAAAAATATTCTTGTAGCTCAAAAAAATCATATGTACACTTTTTCGGGCAGATCTTCAGATACTTTTAGAATTGATCCTTTTAAAGTAACTGATCCTAGAAATGCTTCTTTAGGAATTGAAAGTAAAGTGTCTTATGTTAAATTTAATGATGGAATATATCTTCATAATAAAGATAATGTATATCGACTTACTACATCAGGAAGTTTAACAGATATTTCTGAACCGATTAAATATTATATGAGATTAACTCATCCGTGGGAAACAAAAATTCCAATTTCTTTAGGTTCTGGTAATGGTTTATTGTATGTTTCATTACCTGATTCTAAACTTATTTTTGGATATTCTTTTAAAACACGATCTTGGATTGGAATATGGCATGGGGGATCAATATATCCTTTACGATATTTTAATGTTGCTATTAGGGACGAAGTGAAATATTCTGATCCCATATGTGCCTATGGAGCTAATGGACTTCAAGGAACTTTAACTTCTGGGATATTACTTTTAGTTCCAACATACACTACAGTAGATTTTATGGGGGAAGTTTCTGGAGTTGATCCTGATCCTGTATGGGATACTGGGGGAGTCTTTCAAATTGGGCCCTTTTTTGGGGATAACTTAGCCAACAATAAAAACTTTTTATATGTTGATGTTATTCATACTTTTAATGGGGACACAACAATATTAAGAGAAAGAATAAATATAAATTCTTATGGAGAATTTATAATGATGTCTTTTGCAAATATCGGAAATACTTCCGCTAAGACTCTTAGTGTGGGAATTAATGGATCTAGTTCTGATTTTATTGGAACTTTGGCTGGTACAGGAATGCGAGGAAGAGTACTTGCTTTAGTTCTGGCTCATCAAGAATTTGATTCGGATAGCCAATAATGACCACTAGATGGGAAGAAATAGATAGAGGCGTTAGAGGGGAAGAATCCCAATATGTTTCCTATGCGGAATGGGAAGCCAATGAATCTGCTGATGATCTTGCAATAGAAGATCTTATCATTAGAGTAAATGATTTAGATTTCCGTATTGGAGTTCTTACAGGGGATCTTGATACAGAGCTATTTGAAGAATTTTCTGTTATTAAAGCAGATATAAAGAATCTTAAAGAAGCAGTAAGATCTATGCAAATTCAACTTGCTATTGCTTTAACTAGAGGATACGGACAAGAAAGAGTTACTCACACAGCCCACGGCTTTTCGGAGTGGGATGCTGTTGGGTTTGATGTGGTCACAGAGCAGTACGTTCTTGCACAGAATTTGGCAGGGGAGCCAGAAGCACTGGGCGTCCTTGTGGACGTTACCACTAATAAGTACACTGTAATTTATGGCGGCAGACACCGCAGAACTTCTCATGGAAAGGCGCTTGGTGCGTGGTATTTGTCGCCCACTACCCCGGGCCTGTTAACGCAAGTTAAGCCCAATTTTCCTGCAAGTAGAGCAGTTATATTGTATGTAAATAATACACATTGGATCGTTGTTCCAGAGCAGGGTTTTGGTATAATTAGTCAGACACCGTAATGAGAAAAGTATTCATAGTAATTCTTATTGTGGCTATTATGGCGCTATTAGCTGCCATAGTGAGGGCAGATGAAACCCACTATTTATTCTCTGATGTGGAGATAGCTAACCTACCCGCCACCTGTTCCCCGGGTCACATCGTTGGTTTGGGGGATGCGGCAGACCTTACAGACTCTTCTGCTGGTGGTGGGAGTGTAGCAGTTATAGCTATTTGTAACGGAGCAGGGAACGGCTGGCTGACACTACCTATTATGTCTACCCATTGGAGATTGGATAGAGTAGGGCTACCATCTTGTGGGGCATCTACTCAAGACACTATGAGGATTGACGCTTCAGGGGACTTATGCTTTTGTGATGGGTCTTCTTGGGCGCTTATAACTGGGACAGCTTGTGAGGTGCTCGTTGCTAATGATTTGACAGACGGGACTCCAGATACACTACTAGACGGCGCAGGAGATACTCTCCAAGAGGGAACATAATGAAAAAACTATTTATACTGATGCTCTTGGTTGCGCTTCCTTTGTCGGCGGCAAATGTAGAGCTTAACCCAACTAATCACCCAGATCCCACGGTGGATATGTGTGAGTTCCTCGGGTGGAACGCTACCGACGCGAAGGGGGTCAGCTTCGTCGGGGCGAACCTCTGCTACGACGCGAGCGATACGGCGGCGTTTTTCTCGGATCACGGTGACTGCGACAACGCCGGGGAGGTACTGCAATTCGATCTGGCAACGCACGTCTACTCCTGTGGAACGCTGGCAGACGCAGACATTCCAAACACCATCACGATTGATTTAGCTACCTTGGCTACTACTGCGACCACGGCAAACGCTGGCGACTCAGCTACTGCTTTCTTCTCTGCTGGCACTATAGAGCATGAGTACGGTGGACTGGAAGCCAATCTTAGTGCGTACAACGGACTTGTAGATATATCAGGAGGTACGTCTAGCGAGGTTGCCAATCTTGCTGAGTTAAATACTGCCCTTGGTGGTGCAGGGATTGTTACTGGTGCCCACTTTACTCCCACCGCTGGAGTCTCAACCGATCACGGGGCGAAGGCTGTTGCTCTCGCTGACTTGGCAGATGGCACTGATGGCGAACTGATTACTTGGTCTGCTGCTGGAGTTGCAGAGGCCGTTGCTGTTGGAACAGCCACCCATGTTCTGACAAGTAACGGGGTGGGGTTGGCACCTACATTTCAGGCTGGTGCTGAAACCAACGACCTTGAGGCCACTGCCACCTCTGCTGGAGATGCAGAGATATTCGTCGGCACAGGAGTAGATACTGGTGCTTACATCACTGGACTTGCCGCTTGTGCTGCTGACGAAAAGCCCGAGTACGTTCCCGGTTCGCCCGACACCTTTACTTGTGAGGCAATTGGTGGCTTGGTAGACGCCGACATAGAAGATACGCTTACTTGTTCTCTTTACCTTCCCCTCGCTGGTGGCACCATGGGCGGGGGTCTCAACATGTCCACCAACGACATCACGATGGTGTCTGGACAAGGGATACAGGCGGGTGGCGGCTTCGTCTGGAAGATCTATGATTCAACCACGCCCGTGAACAACCTCTACATCAACAACGCGGATACCGGCAATGCTCCTGCGATTGGAGCAGAGGGTTCGGATGCTGCTGTTGATCTGAATTTGTACTCGCAGGGTGCAGGCACAATAGAGTTGAAAGATGCTACCAATGTAACCGGCAATCTTGGCGTTAGTGGCACTGTAGACGGGAAGGATATTGGCGCTTGCCTACTCAATCTAGCAGGTTTGAATACCTGCGTTAGCTCTGGCCTTGTGACAGGAGCGCATACCACCGACACATTCGTGACCAACAAAGACACCCATGATCATGACGGCGGCGACGGAGCAGAGATTCCTGATGCCGGCGTGGCAGACACCATCACTGCTTCCAACTATCTCCTCTTAGCGGGCGGCACTTTGACGGCAGAGGTGGTGGTAGACGATCTGGGATTCGAGTTCACCCCTGGGGACACGATCACTGATTGCACGAACTTCTCCGCAACGGGCGGGGCGATCTTCTTCGATGACTCCGAAGGCGTTCTCAAGAAGTGCGAAGACAATGTGCTGACTGTTCTCGACACCACGGGCGGCACCCCGGCAACCGCAGACATCAGCGACGTATCAGTGACTCAAACAGAGCTTGCTGAGTTGGAAACGATTGGTGCTACCACCATGAGCGCAAACCAGTGGGTGGCGATTGGTGGCATGGCAGAGACACTTGGATCGGCAGAGTTGGATCTGCTGGATGGGTTGACGGTGCTGAGTGGGAGCAACACGGGCGATCAGAACCTTGCCGATACCGTGGCAGAGATCAGTGACCTTGACAACGACGCCGCAACGCTTTCCCTGCCTGCCTCCACCACCATCTCAGCCTTCGGAGCAACGGTTGTTGACGATGCGAATGCTGCTGCTGCTCGCACTACGCTCGGGGTAGACGCGGCGGGAACTGACAACAGTACGGACGTGACTCTCGCGGGCACTCCCGATTACATCACTCTCTCTGGTCAGGTGCTTACTAGGACCGTTTTGGATGTTTCTGACGACACGAACCTGACAGCAGGCACGGGTGCGGTCCTGACCGGAGATGCGCTCTCGGTAGACCACGACGCTGCTACCAACTTCGTAGCGGCAGAGCATGTGGATTGGGCGGTGCGGTCGATGGTGTGGCCTGCTGGCGCTCTGGAAGTAGACGGGACTGGCTGCACCGTTCCTGCCGCTGTTGCCCTTGTAACCAGTGGGCCGACTCCAGAAGTAGTCAAGTGCTCTGACAGTGACACTGCCACCATCTCGGGCAGTACCGTCATGCCTCCCGGCTGGAATGCTGGGACGGTGATTTTTGAATTAATTCTTGGTCAGATCGCAGCTTCTACTGCGGCCTATGAGATGGATTTTGAGGGGCAGTGTATCGGGAACGATGAGCCGTTTCTAGCCTTCGCGGGGACAGGTGAACAGCCCGCACAGATAACCCTGACGGCAGACGATGATGCCCTGAAAGACGAGACAGCAGCAGTAACACTCAACGGGACGACTTGTGCCGGTGGTGACGTACTGGTGTGGCGGGGGGCTATTGATGCAACGGCGAGTGCTGCGTCGATTGAAACACTGGCCGTAGTGGTAGCAGTAAGGATGGAATACAGCGCAACGAGTGGAGACTAAGATGAAGAAAACGCTACTGATTACCTTGACTCTCCTACTGGTTGCGGTGGGAGCAAGTGCAAAGACGCTGCAACAGAGTTGTAACAACACTCTGAAGAACCTCGGCGCTTGCTCACAGGCACAGGTGGGTGATCCGGGAGCACTGATTTTCTACTGGCTCCCACAGGCGCGAGCGATAGAGATTCGGGATGCGTTTGTGGCGAACAGAAACTATCAGTCACTGCTCCTGTGCGTGAACGAGCCAGCAGAGCCGGTGCGCCCGTGGGATGCCTCTATTGCCTACGTCGAACAAGGGCATTGCTCACAGGCACAGGCTGATGCTGCCTCCTTCGTTATAAACCCCATCAATCAAAACAACTGGGTGGACTTTCAGATTCGTCTGTGGGTAAGGCGGGAGTACCGCAGCCATCGCATGCGCGCAGTCATCCTCCCAGTGCAAGAGGCAGAGGAAGCTAAGCCCATTGAACAATTCGAGGAAAACCCTGATTAAGTCTCGTCTCTCGCTTGCCGCCTTTTTGTTGTTTGTGTGTACGGCACAACAGTACAACGTTCCGTTCAAACATGCGGCGGCGGCATTCACTCCTGCCGATCTCACCCTATTTGCTTGGTGGCGAGGAGACGAAAGAGACGCCGATCCAGTTGGTTCATGGACCGACAAATCGGGGAATGGTCGTCATGCAACACAGGGTACAGC